CAAAACATCAAGCTTAGCGATAGCATCATCAATTGACCACGGAATGTAAAGACGCTCTGGGTCGTTTGCAAAAGTCTCAGGGAAGCTACGATACGCAGGGTAGAGTACATTGCATCCTAAAGCATCTGCTTCGCTTACTGTGTTAGATACCCAATCCTGCAATGCACAATTGAACACAACACGGCTATCATTGACGATTTCGTAATACTTGTTCTTGTCAAGGTTGTCATAGATAACAAGCTTGCCATCTTCGACCATCTTACGAGTACGAGCCATATAGCTATCGTTATTGCTTTTTAGTTCACCACCGCTGCAAACAACGAACTCAACATCCTTGCTAGGGTAACGGACATTCCAAGCTTCAATCAAATCCATATAGAAGTCAGGCTGCTTTTCTTGATCCCATCGTGCAGAAAACACTACACGCAAGCGGCGATCATTGAAGGGCTTAATCTTACCACCAACACGCTCAATGACTTCGTTCTTACCAAACGCAAGGCCTGAGATATTGTAGATGGGAACGTCCCATCCAGCAACCTTCATGTGCGCAACCATTTCTTCATTAGTCGCAAGAACACCGTCTACACTCGAATATACCATCTGTTCATACGCTCTCATCCACTTGTCCATACCCCATACGTGAACAAAGTCATCAGGGTCAATGGACTGGGCAAGACAGCGAACAAAGATACGAGGCATGTTGTCTTCATCGCACTGGTCAATGATATAAGGCAAGGCTTCAAAGCCCGGCTGGAACATATCTTCAAAGTAGATAACATCCTCGCTAGTGACCTCACCCTTCTGCATCATCTTGACGAGGTTCATCATCTGACTCATACCGAAGTATGAGCGACCATGTGCGTCAAGAACCTGACCAGTTACAATCTTCTGACTGTTATCAAGTGTTTCGCCAGGGACATAAACAACATCAATACCTCGACGGTCAAATACACGCTTGTTCCATTCAGTAAGCTGTAGGGTGTAACGAGCGTTGTACGCTTCAAGTCCCATGTAAAATAGTTTACGCATTATTAGTGTCTTTCATTATATGATTTAGATGGAATTACCACTGTATAGTTAATTAATACTATACAGTGGTTTCGTCAGGTGATACTAGGTATTAACCACGATATCGGACTGCTTGTTCCTTGAACTTTACTCGGTCAATTTCCCACTGATTCTTTACTGGCTTTCCAGTAATGAACTTCTGAAATTGACGGTATACATAACTACGCTGACTATACAAATCAGCTTCATCAAATCGAAACCCATGGTCTCGGCAAAAATCACGATACTTATCTAGATCGTTGAAAATCTGCATAACGCGGGAAGCACTATTCTTATTGTTATTTGCCATTTTATTTTCCTTAAATGGTTAGTGATTGATAGGGTTTAGTTGTGTTGTAGTAGATAGTGGCACCGTTCTCACCGTCTTCTGATACAGTGATTTCAATGTCACGGTTGGGGTAGCGATTAGCAATATACATATATAACTCATCGCTAATCATTTCACAAGACTTATGGTCAAGTTTCATCACCCCATCACGAAAGCTATTCTCTAGCCAACGCTTGAACTGAATAAACTCAATGTCACGGTCGTTATGAAATACCTGAATCGCCACCTTGAAATGAAAGATGTGACGATGCGGGTAGCCTAGGAAACTAACGTCATATTCGTCGCCAGTTGCTAAGTTCGGGTCGGTGTCTGCACCGGGATATTTGTGAATGCCTTCTTTCTGAAAGGTCACCCAAATCATTCTTTTAGCATTATCACTAATGCGAGTAAACTTTTCAGCAAGAGCTTGTGTTACGTTATCCATATTACTGTTATATCACCTGTGTAGAATTTATCAACTGTTTTGGTTAAGAACTTCTGTCATCAATTCATCAGTATCTTCGATGACCTCCTCTACCTCAACATCATCCACAGCTACAACTTCCTCAACGCTGAATAATTTATTAAACATTGTGTGAGCATTGACTGTTTTCTTACCGCTGAATCCTTGACCAGCTTTGAACTGCTGCCAAAACTTGTCATATTTGTCAATCATAGCCAAACTCTTTTCACGATCCTTGAGTGAGAAAATCTCATCAACGATATCAGAAAAATTGAGATTACCGAGAGGATCCATAACCATCTTAGGCTTGATTCCATTCTCATAACGACGATTAGCTTCCTGAACCGCAGTCATATGTTGATACACGTTATGTGCCTGCAATAGCGTATAACTAAGTGTGTCCCAGCTAGTCTTTGTTTCTTTGCCATGTTGACCTAAGAAACCCTGACCGCGATAGCATAAGTCTTTCATCAGCATCATGTCAGTTACAGGACTATCAGTAAAGACCTTATGAACACCATCAGTCAAGCAACCATCACTGAACTTGCGATTGTCTGTTGCATACTTCTTGTTTTCGGCAGTCTTTTCCATTGAGTAAGACCACTTAGTACCATGCTCAAATGTGTTATTATTATAAGCAAGACCTTTAGCAGCAGCAAAGAACGGAGAAGCACAGTCAAACGTAATCTGTAGTTTAGGATTATGATACTTGCGAACTGCCCGCTGAATATCAGTAAAGATAACTGCATATTCCATAATAGAAGTACCGAGACAGTGAATAAGGTCGTGCTTACCTTCTTCTAAGAAGCCATCGTGAATGATACCGACAAGTCTGCGAAGCATCAAGTGAATGTCAATCTTGTTTTGACCACCGAATGCCCAGCCGTTGAATGCCTTGTCACCGTAGATGTTTGTATCGCAATACTTCTTCATTTCTTCATACCAGTCATCTGACTGACCATGATTACGACCCTGCAGAACGTTTAGAAACTTGCAACGCCCGTCACGATTAGCAACAAAATATTCATTGTTGATATGAGTAGCAGTAATAGCATCTTGGATAGTAGCAATACCGTGTGCTGATTTACCAGTACCAGGTATGCCTTTCTTAGTCTTTGGATCCTTCTTCTGCGTCTTTGGGTCTTCAATGTGATAAGTTGTTAATGACTGTGATGGAATATCAAGACACATGCCATAATCCATGTATTCATCCATCCACTTAAGAACTTCTGTTCTTTTCTTCATTGCACGGGGACAGTTAGGGTCCTTCCAGTCTGCTGGCCATTGACACTTGAGAATCTGGAATCCACCAGAGTCTCCTAACATGAAAGTACCTTCTTCTCTCTTGCGAATGATACTCTCACAAGCATCATCCTTAGTAATGTCAAGATTGGCGTGACCAGCAGAATACAAGCCCCACTTATACGTGTATAAACCTTGCTTGCTATTAAGGAAGTTCAAACATTCAACGTCTCCATTGAATGCCGCAGGGATTCTCGCCGGGTCAAAATAGTTTTCACCTTCACGTTGCTTGCCTAAGCCAGCGATGAAGAAAGACGAGACTGCGGGCAGAAACAAAGCCCAATCGGGATTGTGACTGTTTGAAAGGTTAATTTGTTCCAACTTTTACTTCTTCTTTCATGAGTATTTGAACCATCTTAATCTTATCATCAAGTTCTTTTTTCTGATTAATAAGGTCAGCGATAGTTGTATTAGACTTTGCTAGCTGTTCAAGTGCCAGATCTTCATTGCGCTTCTTAGTAGCCCAATCAAGAGCCATTTCAGCATCAGGAGTCAACCCAACCGAAGCGTGAGACGTATTCAACTCTCGCCATATTTGACCATCATAAACTTCAAGGTTCTGTGTGTTTGTATTGAATCGTAGATCACCAACATTCATGTATCCTGAACCAGAAGTAATATATGTGGTCGCGGGTGTTCCACCGTTGACCATCATATATCGACTCATGCTGTTAATAGTCTTAAGCATCTTACTTGGTCAACGCGGGAAGCAGATATTTCCATACGGATAAGTTACTATCTACAGTGACTTCGATTACCCCGTCATCAGAAAGACGAATTTTCTTATCGCCAGGAAGATCCATGATTGACAAGAATGCCTTAACAGGCCATCTCCATGGACGAGTAAGATTTCCAGTTACTCCTGCTTGGAACACGAAGTTACCAGAGTGACTAGCAGGGTCGCCGAAGTAAATCTTCAAGTCACCATTGTCAGTCTTTGCAGTGAAAGTAATTTCTTCACTGTTAGCTTGAGACTGCTTCTTCAAACGAAGAATACCAGCAATAGTAGGTTCAAACTCTACGTGCCAAGTTGCGCCCTTAAAGGTAATATCATTAACAAGACCTTCAACTGCGTTCTTCATCATCAATCGATAGTCGTTAACGAAGTCACCAGTTGCAGTTTCAAAGTGAATCCTTACTGGACCGTCTTCACCGTCCTTAACTTCCCGGACAATATCGATTGTGCTATCTTCTCCATAATCATCAAAACTAAGAATAGTTTTCAGCTTGGACAAGTTTGGCATACCAAACACACCCTCAAATGCTGAGATAGGAGAATTGAAATCACCGTATATGATAACATTGCGGTCAGCCGAAGCTGCTGCAATTTTTGTTTCAGTAGCAGTGCCACTGACCTTTACTAATTCAATAACACCGATGTCATATGTGTACTGAATCAAATCAAGCAAATAATCTTTCATTTGTAATCCTTTTTCATGTAAGTATTTAGGTTTATATAATATGTATTATAGCGGAATATTTTACGTTTAGCAAGCTATTGTTTAACCGAAACTGAATAAATTGTTGAACGTACTATTTGTGTTAGTATCTTGGCGAATCTTCCAATTCAATACACCAAGTAAGTTGTCAATCTTTTCATCAACAAGTTTACGTTCCATATCAAGTGCATCAAACGGCAAGTCAATAAACCATTTCGGAAGTCTTAGCTCATCTGTTGGATACGCCACACTTGTGAAGCCAAGTGGATTGTCCTTCAAGCTGCAAACAATAACTTTCATGCCGTCAACAATCTTCTGACTATACTGGTCATTGTTCAATTTACGTAGATAGTTATAGTTCAACGCTGCTCTAACGTGTCCGGGCATTGTTACTTTACCAGTCTTACTGCGCTTTTCAAGTTCACCATAATATGTAAGCTTGTTGACTGATCTAGGGGAACCCTTAGTCCAACTGTCTTGTTCCCCTAGCCAATTCTTGAATGTTCTGATGTTGTCGATGACTTCGTTACGAGGAGCACCTCCTAGAACCATAGTCAATACTTCCATCAAGAATTCCTGAACATATTTGGGAGTGTCTGCTCTCTTAAGATCAAGACCCATAGCCTTAATCTTACCCATCTTACCATCGCTATCCTGACGCTTACCTTCTAAGTCAAAGATATTGATTGCATAACGCTTCTTAGTGATGAACAACGTTCGGTCACCAATAAGTTCACGACCAGCCTTAATCACTTCGCCGTTCTTACGAGGGCAGTGAAATGCCTTTTCCATAAACGCGGGGAAGCTAACGTTAGTCATTTCAGCAATTTGGTCATACAAGTCAATACAAGTGTCTTTGCTCCATGCAAGGTCACCGCTGTCAACCTGATCCTTAAGAATAGGATAAGCCGAGAAGTAACAGGAGTCAGTATCACCATACACAATAGCGTCGCCGTCATGTTCATATTTTTCCGTGATGATTTCGTTTATTTGGCTCATCATATGCTTAGTGATTTGACGACCAGACAACGTAACTGACTGCCCGATTCTTTTATCGTAGAAACGACAATGCTCATTCAAAAGCGCACCATATGCAGAGTTAAGAAGAATTTTACGAACTAGCTGTCGCTTGTCGTAATACTCAAACTTGTCCGTGCCGTAGGCTGCTCTGGCTAACTTCTGAGTTTCTTTACGCTCTGAATACCAGCGTGAAAGCAATCCGGGAATGATTCCTTCTTTCTCATACGTAAAGATGGTTCCGTTTGCAGACAGCATATAAGGCTTATGACTATCAAAGATTAACTTCCAAATCTCTGCGGCACTCATTTCTACACTGCGACCATCTTCATAATCAAGTGTGAGCATAGTGCCACGTTCTTGATTCATAATAGCAGCATATTCTATTGACCCGAAGAGATTTTCCCAAAGAATCGCTCCAGTAACCCCGTCAGCATCGTCACCATTCTTTTTCTTACGCTTGTTTTTTGCAAGGGCAATACTTTTTTCGTGCATGTATTGGTCTGTGAGATTTTGTCTGACTTGTCCAACGATTGTTTCCGGGGCCATGTTGAGGGCTCTGATTGCTGAGGGGTAGAGACTGTTGATATCAACTGCTCCGACCCATTCGTGAATCCCTTTCTTCGGGACAGCAACGTAAGCACCGGCAGCTTGTTGCTCGTCACCGTAACTATCCTTACGCTTTTTGTCAGGGACAATAAATCCTCGTTCATGTGCTTCATTGTAAATTGCCATTTCAATCATAGCCACCGAACCCATTACAGTCGGTAGCAAAACAGTGTTTTCGTGTGCTAGTGCGTTTGCAAGATCAAGAAACTTGAGTTTACGGTGAATCTTAAACACTAGCATAGTATCTTGCCGGTTATATTCTACGAAAGTTTTGAAGTCGTTATTGTATAACTGATCCAAACTACCTTCGTATTGAGTCTTGCGCTCACCCAATTCATATTCACCGATTGCATCAAGTGAATAACTGTGGCGAGACTCGTAGTTGTATTTCTTATAGAGTTGTAGATAGTCCATATGAATACGACCAATAAGATCGTATGTCTGTTCTTCTTTGCCGAAACGCTCATAAGTGCGCGGCTTCGGAAGTTGTCCCATCAAGCAAAACTTGCGTGTATCATCCTTACTCATTATACGAGTAACACGATTCACACAATAGGGAATATCGTATCCTTCTGAGTTCCAACCAGTAAGAACATCTGCATCTTCGATTAAGTCAAAGAATGTTTCAAACATTTCGATTTCTGACCTAAACAGAAAACAGTTATCAAAATCTTTTACATAATCTTTAGCAGTCTCATCGCTCATATGTTTCGGGGGAATGACAAGAGTAACGAGTTGATCCAACCAATCAAGATACACTGAAATAGCAGTCACTGGATTGAAAGGATCATCGGTTGGACTGAAACCCTTCTCTGGGTCAAAGTCAGTTTCAATATCGAAGAATGCTGTATGTAATGCAGGAGGCTCTGCTTTAAGATAGTTATCACTCAAGCATCTGAAAATGACAGGAATATCACTTTCAAACATTTGCTTTCCGCGATGGATTCTTTTTTCCTTTTCGAACTCCGCTTTTTTACGAGTCGAGAAACGACTAATACTATCTCCGTAGATAGAGCGATACTTACCTTTAGGGTCTTCGTAATAAAAAACATAGTTAGTACTATGTTCCTTAAAAGCTCGTTTACCCTCAGGAGTACGCTCTACTACGTAAATCTTATCTGCGTTTGAGTCAAGGACAGCATCAACGTATGACATTAGCTAGTCTTACCAACGGTCTCCAGGATTGTGTTGAGTTCTTCGTTTTCTTCATTAGTTTCATTGAGGCGTTGCTTGTGAGCAACCCTGATTGCCTTCTTAAGAATTGAGGGCTTGATTTCAAGTTCTTCTGCAATTGCCTTAACAGTGTCGTTAAGACCTTCATTGAGGGTCTCGACTTCTTGTAAGACGTTCATACCTTCATTGATAAGTTGAGTCAGTTTAGTTTTAGCTTCTTGATTGAATGTACGTGACATGTTTTCTCCTTTAGTCTAGTTAGTATAACAGACTGTGCAGAAAATTCAACTATATTGGTAA